GGATATAAAACGGTCATCAATATGCTGAAAAAAGAGAGTTTTGGGAATCTGCGAATTGATAAGGTGCGTTTGTCAGATGCAAAGGCATGGTTGATTAAGCTCCAGCAGATTGATGGACGGGGATACAGTTCCATTCATTCTATCCGGGGAGTTCTAAGACCGGCATTTCAGATGGCAGTCGATGATGACCTGCTTCGTAAAAATCCATTTGAATTTGAGCTTGCATCCGTCATTGTCAATGATTCTGTTACCAGAGAAGCGATTACCCGAAAGCAGCAGAGAGATTTGCTGAAGTTTATTCAGGAAGATAAGCATTTCAGCAGATACTATGATGCAATCTATATTCTTTTTCACACAGGGCTTCGTATCTCAGAGTTCTGTGGGCTGACAGTTTCAGAAATTGAGTATGGAGAAATGCGTATCAAGGTAGACCATCAGCTACAGCGTACTGCACAGATGCAGTATGTGATCGAAGAACCGAAAACAGACAAAGGTATTCGATATGTACCGATGACAGAAGCTGTTGCAGCGTGTTTTCGCAGAATCATTGCCAACCGAAAGACGCCAAAGGTTGAGCCGATGGTGGAAGGATATGCCGGATTTTTGTTTCTGGATAAAAACGATATGCCGATGGTTGCCCTTCATTGGGAGAAGTATCTGGAGCATATCATTCAGAAATACAATAAAATTTACCGTATCCAGATGCCGAAAGTTACCCCTCATGTATGCAGGCACACCTTTTGCTCTAATATGGCAAAATCCGGGATGAATCCAAAAACCTTGCAGTATATCATGGGTCACGCAGACATCAGTGTAACCTTGAACACTTACACCCATGTAAATTTTGATGATGCAAAGGAAGAAGTATATCGGATAGCGAATAGTTAAAAAAGCCCGTTGGTAAGGACGCTTGCTTTACCAACGGATTTACCAAGATTGCAGGGAAAAACATAAGAAAATACGAGAAGATTTGAGAAGATACCTTAAAAAGAAAGGAAAATTCAAAAGTCGGAAAACCCTGAAATATCAAGTGTTTGAGAAGAAATACAAGACTTAAATGGAGATATAAAAAGATGATAAAAATACTTTTTATTTGCCACGGCAACATCTGCACTACTGTGAACAAATAGCAGACAGAAATATATACTTGAAAATAGCTTAAGAACAGGAGAAAACAATGATAAGAGTAGCTTTTTGCTGTCATGGTAATATTTGTCGATCAACCTTAAGTGAGAGCGTATTTACTCACAAGGTAAACGCTCTGGGCTTAGGGGATCAGTTTATCATAGATAGCTTTGCAACGAGTAGGGAGGAGATTGGAAACCATCCACATAGAGGCACAGTAAACAAGCTGAGAGAGGTAGGGATCCCTTTAGTGCCTCATAGAGCTAAGCAGATCACATTAGCCGATTATGATAAGTTTGATTACATTATAGGCATGGATACCGCTAATATACGGAACCTTAACAGGATGTTAAATAATGATCCAGAGGGGAAGATATACAAGCTCCTCAGCTTTGCAGGATCAAGCAGGGATATAGCGGATCCGTGGTATACAGGTAACTTTGATGAGACTTATACCGATGTAGAGGAGGGATGTGAGGGCTTTCTGGAGTATCTGAGAGAGAATGGAGAAATATAAGAGCATGGAGCTGTAGATCATTAAACTAATGGTTTACAGCTCTTTTCTTATGCCCTCCTGTATAATATTCTCATAGCCTCATACAGGGGCTAAATAAGTAATACAGGAGGATTTACAGGATGAACAAAAGAAAGTTAAGGAGAGTGGCAATAGTAGCCTTAGTGCTGGTATTGTTATGTAACACGCTGGGAGTACAGGCAAGTACTAAGAAAGATGATCCTACAGTTATTGTAAAGGATTATGGATCACTGTATACAGCGATAGCGGAGGCTAAGGATAATGATGTAATAGGCATACAGGGCACTATTACGATCCCAGCTATCGTAGATCTTAATATGTCTGAGAATAAAGCAGTTATTCTTAGGCGTATGGAGGCAGGGGCTAAGCTGGTAGTATCTGGAGATTATGGAGCCGATAACAAAGCCTCTTTTAGGATGATCTCTTTTGATGGAAACTCTACGGATGTGGGAGGTACAGAGCCATTTGTAGAGATTAACGGAAATGCTTATTTTAGTATGTGTGATTTTACGGAATGTTTTAATCAGAGTGATAACGGAGGAGCTATAAATATCAGCTCTGGAGAGGTGGAGCTTAGTAGCTGTAGCTTTGATGAGAATAGTGCCAGCTATGGTAGCCATATTTTTAACTCTGGTACCCTTTTAGTTAATAGCTGTACTCTAAAAGGAGGCTGGGCGGATGAGATGGGAGGAGCCATATATAACAGAGGTACTCTCACAGTAAAAGGTACTGAGATCAAAGCGAATAATGCCAGAATAGGCGGAGGGATCTATAACAACAGCTCCCTAGAGGTAGATAACTCTCTGATCTGGAGCAATACAGCCACAGTACAGGGAACAGACATAGCAAACGAGGGAACATATACCAACAGCACCACAGAGGAGCAGTTTGATAGCTGGTTAGATTACTATAAGCTCTATTATGCAGGGTGGGAGGATGATACTAATACCTCAGTAGGAGGCTCTGGGGATTATCTGAAATTCTTAACAGCTACAGAGAAACCTGCTAAGCCAGCTCCAACAGAGCCAGTAGATCCAGAACCTACCGAACCATCTACACCAGATCCAGTAACGCCTCCTAGTGGAGGGGATGAGGGTAAGACGGATCCAGATCCAACAGATCCCACACCTACGGAGCCGACAGATCCAACTCCAATAGATCCAGAGCCTACGGATCCTAAACCAACAGAGCCAGATAAGCCAAACACCACAGAACCCTCTACAGAGGATCCTAAGCCATCTACTCCTAGTAATGCAGATCAGACAGGCGGAGGAGATA